TCTTAATGTCATTAACAAAAATAATCTTTTTATTGTGATCAACTACAAGATTATCAATAATTCCTTTAAGACCAAAAGGTAGATCAGAATGCTGAGTAGAAAGCATGATTTCATTGTGCACTTCTTTGTTATCAAAATCAGTTAAGTTGCTACCAATTAGTTCACAAAGAACTTTGTTAGTCTTAATTTGATCTACAGCGCTCTTACAAAAGTCATATGTTTCTTGATCAATAAGTGTCTTATTACCTTTTGTTTTTAGAAAATCCCAATAGTTAATAGTTTCTGCAGATATAATTTTGTCTAACCGCTGCTGGTCCGTCTTTAAAGACTGATGATAGTTCATGTCTTTCATTACATCAAGTACAGCTTGATCAAAATCTTCTAGTCTAGTTCTCAAATCACCGTTAGCTGATACTTCTGTGTAATAATTAAACACTCTATCTACTACAGTTTTAACAGAATCGCCTGGTAATTTACCTGGGCTAATAATAAACTGATCATTAAATTTATCTTCTTCTAATAATAAAGCATGTACAATTTTACCCTGTACTAAATGAGCGTCCGTGCGCTCTTCTTTCATTCCTAATACATACATCTGATAGAACACAGATGGATTCCACATAAGCTTGTTAAGGCTACTATAACTGAAGTAAAACTTTTTAGAATAAAAGTTTGTCTCTAAGGCTTGTGCAGATTCCTGCATGATGTCTTCTAATTGCATATTGTTTTTCTTTGTTCTAACTCTTGTATCATGAGATTAAGCCTCCATTTTTCTAATCTTGGACCAATCTCTTTAATTACTGATTCTAATAGTTCAGTATCCATTTCAGATACTGATACGTATTTTACAGGTTGTGATCCATCTTTACCATAATCTCCCCAAATAGGAGCTAGTCTACATTTTTCAAAACCGTCTGATAAATAAACTGTACCTGATAAATCTACTAACCGAATATCTTTGCCACCAAAGCGCTGATATTCTAGTCCACCATCTAACATGGTTTTATTATCACAAGTACACATTATATAATCATGTCTGTATCTTGATACTAGCACATCACCGCATTTTTTACATGTAGCTGTGCTATAAATAATTTGTTCTAAGCCTGTTGCCATATACCTAGTTCAATAAGTTTAGTTCTAATACGCTCTTGCGTGGTATTATCAACTGTAATAGATTCTTCATACTCTAAAAACTTAATAAGTTCATCAAGCTTACCTTCTATATCCGCAATACTAGAAGGACATGTTTTAACTTTTACATCCATAAGTTTAGTTATCAAATTTCTGTGAAATTTCTTCTGGTAAATAAGCTAATAGATTTTTTCTAGGTATAGAATCTAGAAGCTCATATAGAGCTGACTCATCATTCATTAAGAAATCTTCTTTAATCTGAGCAATAACGGCTTCAATAATAGGGTCTTCCATATCACTTTTCTTTTTCTAGTTTTGTTTTTTTATCATGACATTCTGTACATAGCACTTGTAGATTATCTTGTTCGCAGAAAAGTCTTTCTACAAATCCTGGAAGATCTGCAGCACAGTTAAGACTACCCGCACCAATTATATGATCCACATTGATCTGTTTTTCAGGAAACCATTTATTGCAAGAGTTACACTGATATTCATACTTCTGTCTCTTTAAAGGGCCAGTGTATGGTCTACGAGCTTCCATCTTACATTGTGTAATTGGTTTCCACCATCTTGATTTTTGACGTAAAGCACTTCTTATAAAACTCCAGAATGCAGATTCTGACATAGTACCTGCATTTCTAGTTTTAAGAGTGGTCTTTCGTCTAACTACTTTCTTCTTCGTCATTTACTATTCTTTTATTAAGTATAGGTACTAAACGTATATATACTTCTTTTGGTCCAAAGTCCTTAATAGAATCTGATGGATCTTTACTCATAGGCAGTACAGCATGCTCTATTTCTGGGTACAATTCTTTATACCTTTCCATTGCTTTAATGCCCGGCTCATCGTAATCAAACAATATAATTACCTTTTTATATTGGTTGATGTACTTTTCCATAAGCTCTTTACGGATAACCGTGTTCTCAGAATCTGGAGCAATAATGTCTAAAGTTTTAATCTTTAGACTTTTTAAAGACATAACATCTTTTAGAGAAGACGTAATTATAAGATAAGGTGCGTTCTTTACTTGTTCAGATCCTTGTATGTAATCCTGAACTTTAATAAATTTTTTATCTAACGTTTTAGGTTGATATATTTTGTACAGTGTACCATCTTGGGTAAAGTAACCATATAAATAGTTACCAGTTATGGTTAGATCAATAGGACCATCTTCACAATCTTTATGCATAGTGTATTGCTGTAAAGGCTTTACATTATACTCACTAAGTAATTTAGATCCAATATTAAACTGGGTCCAAAAATACTGATCTTGTGTAGTCCAGGATCTGAAAACAAACTCACTTACTTTGTATTTAGAAGCTTGTTTAAATTTCTGTACATCATATCCTCCGTTATTGTGAAGAACGTAATCATTATAATTCTCTACAATTAGTTCACAGGATTTGTGATAGTTTAATCCTGTTATGTCCTTTACTAAGTCTAAAGCAGAACCCCCTTTACCAGAGGAAAAGTCCTTGTATTTGTATATGTCTTTAGAAGAATCATAATAAATGCACATACTAGGTGTGCGTTCTTTAGAATTAAATAGACTTTTAATTTTTATATCATGCCCGTTAAGCTTTTCATCAAGCTTGCAGAAGTGCTCAAATATCCATGATGTAGGAACTTGCTTTACATCATGCACCATATTTTTTATTGTAAACATGACACTGGGTTAAAATGAAGAAGGGGAGTAGTTACACTCCCCTCTATCTTCTTGCAACAATAATTACATATCAAAATCACTATTCACAGGCTCAAAGCTTGATACAGGCTTATTTTGCAATGCTTTATAGTGATACTGGTTGTTCTTATCAAAGGCATCTAGTTTGCTTTCATCTGCAGATACAAACTTGTACTTAGGAAGAGAAAGTTTAATGATAGTTTTACCATTGTATTCTTCTTCTGTACCTTTTAAGAACCAATATAGATTGTTGTATTTAAGCATAGAGATTGCTTTTTCAACCCATTCTTCTAGACTACTTGCTTGAATGTTATCAATCTGATCTCTCATTCCAAGTTCAGATGCAATAATTGCAATCTTGTACATGATCTCATTCTTAGATACATTACTATCATTAAACTGATCAGTCCAGATTGTTGCAGATACTCTACTAGATTGACCTGTAAACTTCAAACCTTCTGGGTTATCTTTGTCAATAGGCCATCCTTCAAAGCCTTCAGATGCTGGACCCTCTAGAATAAGTTCAAGGGTCTTCTTGTCACCTCTATTAGAGGTTCTAACTTGCCCACTGTAGATGTGTGCATAAACTACTCCTGCCTGTAGAGATTTAGCTGTACCTCCACCTTGTTTGACTTCTTGTCCTTTTGTACTAAACATACTGTGTTAAATTTAATTGTTTGAATGAAAAATTGAGTATTAGTTTTCGTAATCTATGATACTTTTTCTTACTAGAGCTAGGTCGTTTGGTATTTCAAATTCCTCAAACATACCTCTTGGAGCTTTACAGGTATTTTCACCGTTGTTTGCAGTCTCAAATACATATCTGATGTTGCCATCTTTGTCCTTCTTAACTTTACCAAACAAAACTATAGAAAATAATCCTTCTAACGTAAGCTTTTCGTCAACCATTTTACCGATTGTCTTAGCTTTAAACTTCTTTTTGCCTTCCATGTCTGTAGATTCTTCAGCATGAGTCAAAATAAATACCATAAGATCATCTCTTAGATCTTTAGGCATGCGTGCGATACGTGCTAAGTTAGCACCGATCTGTGTAAATTTCTCATAGCCCTTCTCGTCACTTCTGTCAAAGAACTCAAAAGAACTCATGTACTGAAAGTCATCAATAACTAAGTTCTTAATATCTGGACGTTTTTCTGAAACATACTTAAGGCATGCTTCTATTTGTTGAGATGAACTAGCAGAGTATAGATTACCTTTTGGATTGTCTTTAGTCCACTGAACGTACTTGTTTCTCCAACCCTTAAAAGGAAGAGCTTTGTTTGCTACGTTTACAATAAATGTTTCTGCTGGATTTAGGTTTTCTATACTAGTAGATTTACCTGAACCAGACTCTGCGATAATTAAAATACCTTGTGCCATGTGTTATTTTGTAGATTTGATTAATTCGTTCAACCAAGTTTTAGAACTTACTGGCTTTCCTGTTTGGATAGCGTAGTAATCTCTAATAGTCATTTCACTGTATGGGGCATCTTCCATAGCAGCGGGTGCCTTGTAAGCTTGCATTGGAGCTTTATTCAAAGAAAATGAATTTACTTGATGCTTCTCTTCTTCTATTCCAAATTTTGCTGTTTTTTTAATTGCTACTGACGTAGGGTTTACAACTCTTAGTTCTTCAAGTGGCACAAGATAAGAACCTTTTTCATTTAGTTCATACTCGTCTTCAAAAGAACTATTAAACGGAACTCTGTAAACTTTACGATCTGCATCAGCAGGTGTAAGATCTCTTGTTACAAGTTCAAAGAAAAAACCTTTTTCTTTCTTAAACTCTGAAGAGAAAATACCTACCACCATTCTTCCATGTTTGTCATAGAAGGGCATTTTCATGTTAAAATCCGTACGAGGAATTTCTAAATCATCAATTAAGTCTTGATGATAGTCTCTTACAGACTCAAGCTTAAGCTTCTTAAGCTCTTTAGGATCTGTTGTTTGTGAAGTGTAATTTGTCATACTGTGTTTTTTATAATTCTTGTCCAACATCTGCAGATGGCTGCCTGTTATTTCTTGGTCCTCTAGGAGCCCATGTCTGTGGTTGTTGCTGAACGATTGGTGGAGGACCAGACTCAATCATTCTTTGTCTTTTAAAATCCGTTTGCAGAAATATAATGTTCTCATCTGTGGCACCATTACGAAGCTTAAGTAAATGCAAGAATACATTTTCCTTATCAGCTCTATAGTGTTCTGGTCCATAGTCTTCAATATTTAGGGTAAATGGTCTACTAATAGCAAAGACTAAATCTGAGCCTTGCATTAGTGCGTCACCGCCAAATATGTCAGATGAACTAGGGTAGTTAGCAATCGTCCCAGGAGTTCTGCGAGCAACATCTTCCATTGTACGATTAAGCTGTGTTAGAATAATGATTATAACAGGCAGATCTCTTTTTACATCAATAAGCATATCTGCTATATTGTAAAGGGTCTGTAGTTTTTCTCTCTCATCTGGAGCTTTCTTTACAAGCCAGCTGTGGTCAATGGTAATAATCATTGGTTTACCACCTAGCTCGTTAAAGTAATGATGAATTGCTTTTTTCATATCAGCAGAAGTAAGAGGCTTTTTGATACGTACTCGTTGTATCCCTTGCTTTTCTAACTCTTCTGCTTCTATGAGATACTTTTCCATTTGTTGGAAAGCAAACTCATCAAGCTGTTTTTGTGATGAAAGAACAACATTGTAATCTAAAGCAACCTGTGCAGCAAACTCTCTTGCTGCATAGGATTCATCACCCATTTCAAATTGAAACTCTAGAATAGAGAACTCTTGATCTGGATTAAGTCTTTTAGATTCTCTTAGAATGTGACTAATAAACATAGTCTTACCTGCAGCAGGTCTTGCACCAATTGTAACAAGACTACCCCATTCTATACCACCAATAGTTGCATTGTTAATAGCAGCCCAAGGTGTTCTTAAGGACTTGATTCGTCCTTTCCGTCTATCATTAATGTATTTTAGACCTTTGCGTAAACCTTCTGCGTGGGTTATAGCACCATACGGTCTTTCTATTTTTTGATCCATTAAAAATTAGTATTATGAACCAAATGAACTTTTAGAAAATGTATCTGAAACGATAGAGTTTGCATCTTGCAATGCACTTAGACCTCCTCGCAAATAAGCTTTAAGTTCAATCTGTGTCGCAATACTTTCTAAGATTTCGTAGTTAATAGCACGTAAATCTTCTACTCTTGGATCTATCTGAGGGAGAGATTCAAATATTTTCTTTAAGCTTTGTGGATTTTGAAGTTTGTTTTCCATGTTAAATTGTTTTATGTAGTTTAAAATTAATGCTTTTTCTCAAAATATCAAAAGGATCTACTGAGAATTTTCAACCCAATCTTTATTTTGTATTTTGTAATCTTCTAACGCAGGTCTTAAGATTTCTGGATTGTCAAGCAAGAACTGGCAATGATCTGCAAGTTCTGACTTAGTAGTTTTACTGATATTATCAGTCTTCTGTATAAAGTAACTGCTGTTCATCATGAACTGATATCCCTTCTTTTCTTTTTCAAAGATGTAATAGTCAGTGGCTAAATGAACTAATGTCCAGTTGTACTCTGGATAAGTTTTAAAGAAAACAATAAACTTTTTCTTTAATTCTTCTACGGATTGCCTAGCCATGGAACCTGAAGGTAGTGACTTAGG